CTCTACTACCGAACGCCGCTCAACGTGTTACGTGTGCTCCTATACGGATGCTTTTTCCACAGCGGTATTTCTAAACTGGCCCGCTAACCTTAAGTGTTGGATTGCTTTGCCTGTATGGTGTGTTCTAATAGAGCTTGTTTTAATTTGTCTGAGCCGCCAACTCTTACATTAATAATTCCGTTATAATACTCATCTGTCTCTAATACACGACGGTCAAACTGCTCTTTAGCCTCTAGATAAGACATTTCGCCTCTGCCTTTGCAAAGATATAATATTTCTCTTGTGAAGTTTTCTGGGCCTAGTGCTTCAACATCAGCTTGTAGTCTATCAGATGATCCCCAATAGTCACGCCAATCGCTTTCTTTGTAGCCTCTACGTTTGTTCTTTTTGCCTTTGAGAGGTGGCTTAGTTGTTTTAAACTTTGCTAGTTTTTTGCCTATGTACTTTTGTCCAGTAGTAATATTGGTTATTAAGTAAACAAAACCCTCATACTCGTCTGGTATAGTGTCTATTTGTTTACCTTGATATGTCCAATTCATACATTATGTATTTCTACCTAAACAGTTAAGTGCCTTTTCTGGTTTTTCGTGTAGTGTTATGATATACGTGTATTTCGTCTGCTCTGTCTTTTGCTAGTTGTCTAATGTCACGTAAACATTTACGTACATATCTATGTGTGCGAACACTATTTTGCCTTTCAAACTTTTCGTTAGCCTTAAAATATTCTAAATATGCTTTGACTAACTGATCGTGAACATCATTTTCCATTAGTCTATTACTTCTATGTCATTTTCGTAGCTAGTAAATCCATTTTCTTTAATAACTTTTAGAACGTGGTTAACTCTTCCTACTAGCTCATCTTTGTGACTAATCAAATAAATGTTTTTGTCACGTTCTCTGCCCATTTTTTTAAGGATGCTTAGTGAATTTTCAACACCAGCAGTATCCATACCACTATCGATCAACTCGTCGATAAACAACAAGTTAATATGTTGATATAAACTTTCCCAAACATCACGGAATGCAAAACTTAATCCAAGAATCAAACGGTTACGCTCACCTCTTGACAAGTTATCAAAGTCTAAGTCTTGTCCTAGTTGGGTAATTTCTACATTTAAGTCGTTTTGGAATACTACTTGGTGCGGTAAGCCTAGTTTATCGAGGTAATATGTGAGCCTGTTGTTCAAATATGCAAGATTTTGATCAATAATCTTTTTACGAATGAAGCTATCTTTGTTTGTAAGTAGCTTTAACAAAAATTCTTGGTGTTCTTTAAACGAAGTTAGTTCGTTTACAATATTCCAGTCAATTTCTTGAAGTGCTGTATTTGTTAAATCGTCTATTTGTGATTGATATGGATCATCTTCTTGCTCTTTACTTAGCAATGCTTGCTTTAAGTTATCTACGTTGTTTCTGTGTTCATATGCTTCTTTTGCAGTTTCGTAAAACGTATTCGGTTTTCCGTTAATATTACCTATTTCTTCAAGGCCAGATAATACTTCTTGCAGTTTATTACCTACTTCGGTTTGATACGCCATTGCATCATTAAGTTCTTTTGCTTTTCTTGACTCAATTTCTGTTTTTTTATCTTCGTGTAATGCTTGTCCACAAGTATAACAAGTAGCATCGTCAAGATTTGCGATGTCTTTTTCGGCTTTTTCAACACTCTTAGTAGCACGTAGCAATGCACTCTCTAATGTGCTTTTTTCTTTATTAAGAGCCGTAATTGCATTGTTTAATTCAGTCCAGTTTTGCAATTTTTCGTGCGCATCTAATTCTAAATCAATATCAACTTTCTCTAATTCATCAATACCGTTGCTAAGTTTTTTTATGTCTTGTTGTTTTTTTGCTAACCAAGCACGTTGATTATTTTTTAAACTATCAATAGTATTTTCAATCTTTGAATTTGCAGTTTGAATAGCTTCAATTTTTAGTGTTTCTTGTGTAATTGTATCTCTTGTATTTCGAATTTGTTCTTTTAACAATTCTGCCTTTTCAGTTAATAATGTTATACCTAACAATTGTTCAATAATATCACGCTGATCGTTTGCTCTCATTGAAAGAAACGGTTCGCTATAAGTGTTGAGTGCAACAATATGTTTAAACATATCGTGACTCATACCAAGAAGTTCACTAATCGATTCTTGTGTTTTTCTACTATCACCTTGCGATTCGTCAATTAGTTCTTGTTCTTGATCATTGACAAAGAATTTAAGTACATTAGGAGAGCGACCGCGCTCAATCCTATAATCTACGCCATTCTTTTCAAAGTGTAGGGTGACTAACATCCCTTTAGAATTTGTCTTATTAATAAGATTATTCCTCTTGATGTTAGTCAGTGCTTGACCGTACAAAGCGTAAGATAATGCATTGATTATCGTTGTTTTGCCTGTACCGTTACGGGATCCGGAATCGTCACCTCCTTGGTCTAAGTTTTCGCCAAGCACTAAAGTGAGCTGTTCGCGATTAAAGTCAACAGCCTGAGTCTGGTTGCCCACACTCATAAAGTTTTTTACAGTTAAATCTTTGATACGAATCATTTATTGTTCAAGTCCATTATAGATGTCTAACAGCATCTTTTTGTTGTAGTTTTCTGTATCTAATTCTGCAATTTCACCGGCAACAATTTGATCTACACTTTCAAACTGTGCAATGTCTAAATCAGTTGAAATTTCTTCTATTTGTTTTTGAGGAATTAATGTAATTTCTCTACATCCGTATTGTTTAATAAATGTTTCTTTGATAAAGTTTGCTTCTTCATAACTAATAGGCAAGTCAAGCGTTACTCTTAGATACATTTTATCTTTGACAAGTGTTTCTGTTTCGTCTAATAATTGAGAAAGTTTAACAGTACGATATTTAGGACAGTTTGACCAGTTAATATATTCTGGTTCTGCATTGTTTTCTCGATCGAGTATCATCATACCACGATCGTCGTCCCAAGCATCTGCATAATTATGCGGAAAAGCATTACCAATGTAATGTACTTTGCCTTGTTTTTGTCGTTTGTGAAAATGTCCTGAAAACACATAACTTTGATTAGCAAAATGCTCAGCCTTTAAATCGCCGTGATCTGGCATTTGTACCATAGCATTCATATAAAATGACGGCAGTTCAAAATGACCAAATACATATTTGCTTTTAAGTTTGGTCATTTTTTTCCATTCGTCGCCTACAAGCCAAGGCACAAGTGTAACATCGTCGATAGTTGTCATTTCGTCAACAAATGTGATACCTGGAATATAAGTTGCAAATGCAGTAGAATTTACATCACGCTTGTCTTTATAATACAAGTCGTGATTGCCATCAAAAAAGAAAAATTGTTCAAAAGCTTTACCTAATTTTTCCATACTACGGATTGTTGCATCCATAGTAGTAAGATTAAGCGAATTTCTGTTGTGATGCCAGTCTCCACAAAAAATACCTGTTTCACAATTATTTTCTTTTGCAGTTGCAATAAACCAATCGATAAATTCTTCGCAGTCGTCGTTGTGTATGCGACTGTTGCCTTTTAGGCCAAAATGGATGTCTGTAAACACCGCAGCTTTCTTAAACAAAGAAAATCCTCCATATATACTTGTTAAAGTATACTATGTAATTATACACTTGTCAACCGCTATTCTTTTGAAAATGATGAAATACTAGCATCTTCATTCCGTTTTACACTAGCTTCCCATTCGCCTTGATGTTGTCTTGTATAACTCGGTGTTAAGTCGTTCATTTCGAGGATGTCGTCTCTAATGTTTTGATTGCGTTTTTCAATGTTGATAACACGCACAAATGAGTTTGTAACTGCTGCTGTGTAATAAGCAAAGGGGTTTTGACTTTTAGACTCATCAAACTGTAGACCAATTTGAGCAAGTTGCAATATTGCTTGTCCTCGCATTTCGTCATTATAAGTGTATCCTCTCACATTTCCTCGTGTTGCATATCTGTCACATAGTTTCATCCACATAAGTGCAAGTTTGTTAGTTGCTTTGCCGTGATCCTTAGAAAAATGTCCATTCTCCATTCCTCCAACCCAGTGAGATTTGCCTACACAAACAAGTTCACCGTCATCGTTAAATTTATAATGCTGGAAAGGTGGAAAATTTAGTTTAGTTTTTGTATCAGCTACAGTTTTTGGATTCTTTTTACGTCCTGGCTCTTCCGGAATGTGATCATACGTCATTATACGAAAGATTATTTCTTCTTTAGTAATGGTTTTATAATCAACTTCGCAATCTGCTTGTTTTACTTTTTCACCATTAATTTTTCTTTTTTCGTAATCTTCGTTAGATAAACGTTTTGCTTTATTTCTTTTTGCTTCTGCAATCGTTCTTATGTTAACTTTCTCTACGCTTTCTAAGATGATGTCATAGTCGGCATAATCTTTTTCTACGTAGCTGTTAAATGTGTTTTTTGATCTGTGTATTTCTTTTAAAATGTCTTTGTTGTTGAGGTAATTTTTAGGTCTCATATACTGCTCCAGTTATAGTATTTATTATAATATACGTAGATAATTTTGTCAACTAAATACTAATGGAGAAATATATTTTATGGGACTGTTTAGTGCATTTAACAATCTTGCTACTAGTGTCAATAATGCGTTTAGCAATATAAATTCAGTATCGAGAACAATTAACAACGTTTCTAGTAGTTTTAATCGAGCTGCTAGTGGAATACGTAACTTTAGTACATCGGGTGGTTTAGTTAATACATTAAACCAAGTAACAAGTATTGCAGGAAATTTAAGGAATACAGTAGGTGCTGTAGATAATTTAATAAATCGCGGAAACAGCCTTTCGAATATTGGTGCTGCTATACGTATGATTGGTAATGCTTCGCAAGGAGTTGGTTATAATGCTGCTCCTAGATCAAGAGAACTTACAAGAGCAATATTGTCTGCTAATGTTTCGTCGGCTGACGAAACTGACTGGAGAGTGAGTATAAGTGTTCCTGGTATTTTTGCATCCTCGCCAATACTTGCTCCATTAGCAGGAACTGGAAACAGAATGATATTTCCATTTAACCCAACAGTGTTAATAGGACATAGTGCGAATTACAGTCAAATTACGCCAACACACTCTAATTTTCCTTATAATGCATATGAAAATAGTCAAGTAGACAATTATACTATTGCTGGAGAATTTTTAAATGAAACAACAGCAGATGCGCAATACTTTATTGCTACGCTTCATTTTTTAAGGACTGTTACAAAAATGTTTTATGGCGGAGAAGGAGACTTAGTAGGACAACCACCTCCTGTTTGTAGATTAAATGGATATGGTAAACACGTTTTAAATAATATTCCTGTCCTTATAACAAACTTTACAACAGATTTTCCAGCTGATGTAGATTATATACAAACAGTTGTAGGTAACGAAACAAACTACGTTCCTGCTCAAGCAACAGTAACGATAACAGCTACGCCACAATACGCAAGAAGATCACAGGCTAGATTTAGTCTTGTTGATTATGCTAATGGTACATTTGTAGGTCAAGATCAAGGATTTGTATAATGGCTGGAAATAATTTTGGACCTTATGGTAAAACAAAAATAAACTCAAACGGATATCTTGACATTTTTGTTCCTAGACCAATTCCTGTTGCAGGCGACGATGTGTTATATACAATTTTGCCTGCGTATAATTATAGACCAGATTTGTTAGCAAATG